CTCTGGAGTTGTTTGAACTGGTATATTACTACGCTTAACACGCAGCAAATCGTTTACGATATCGTCTGAATAAAGTCCATAAGCCATATCAAATTATATATTGTAATAGCGAATCATCTCCGCTTTCAATCCAACTATTAAATATAAATTGATTTATTTCGTAACTTGTTCCTGCTTCTGGTCCTGGACCTGGTCCAATAGGTAAACCTGCTTGTACTGGCTCACTTTCAACTTGTGTTTTTGCAAATGTATCAATTTGAGGAACAGGTCTTTTTATTTGTTCTTGTGTTTCAATTTGTGGAAGATTTCCAACTTTTGGTAAACCACCTGTTATCTCAACTTGTTTTTTTATTTCTTCACCTTTTCCATAAGTTGTGCCTGCAGTTAATCCTGCAACCATACCACCAGGATTTCTTCCTGTAGATAAAGCTGAACCATTAAATTTATTTTTACTTATACCTTTATTAGATGCACTTCTTGCCATTAATAATCCTCTTCATCCTCATCATCATAATACATAAAAGTTGAACTGATTATCATATAACCAAATGGAAATACCATTGGTGGCATTTGGTCACGAAATATTCTAGTTCCTCTTTCACCTGCTGTTTCTTCAAAAATAATATCATCACCTTTTTCATCTACATCATCAAGACAAAAATTAACTATTTCTTCAAATTGTTTGTTGATAGACATTAGCCACCCATTCCTGCTAAGAGCTGTGCAATACCTGGTGGTGGACCTTGTGGTGGTAAGGTTTCACCACCAAGTAATGCTTCTTCAGCTTCTGACATCTCTGGTTCTTCTGCTGTAAAGAACTTATCCAATATGTTTTGCATATTATCTGGATTCTTTCTTATCTGCACAACAGCCATAGTTGCCTTTGGATTACCCTGTTGGGCTTGTGCCAACAATGTGTCAAATAGTACGCTATCTGCTTTTTCTTTTGTAATTCTATCGTTTACTCTAACAAGGTTATCTAATCCATCTAAGTTCTCTTGTAGAGTTTGTCTGTCAATAATACCAGCTTGTAATAACTGTAAACCTGTAACAATCTTTTGTGGTTCATCATATCCAGCCATAGCACCATACACTCTGCGTGTTTTGAAACTATCTGCTATGTCTTTCTCTGGGTCATATGTTTCAGAATAGAAAGTATTATTCATATATCCTGATAATGCTTTAGTTTTACCACCATACATTTTTTGGTCCCACTCTAATCTTTTAGCATCTATCATCTCTATAGCATCAGACATTACTGTATGATATTCTCTAATCATTAATGACATAGATGCACCTAGTTCTTCTAATCCTCTACCAGTTGCAAAACTAAGTGGTGATTGTGAGTCATCAGATACAGGATAAGAACCACCAACACGAAGTTGTCGTTCTATTCTATCTATCTGTTGGAAAATTTGATAAGGAACATTTGATGCAGGTTTGCTCACTTGTGTTCCTGGTGCTAGATAGTTTACAGCAAATCTACCTTTACGATATTGTCCACTCTCTATCTCACCAGAAATGTTTGTTTCTGTAAATACTGCATCTTCCATAGCTATTATTGACATCACATTAATCTTTGCCATTGAAGCCATAAGACCTATGATTTGGTCATACTGTCCTTGCAATCTATCAAATGCAAATTTCTTGCCAATGACAAATGCTGGACCACTATCAAGTGGGTTAGGTATGAAGTCAAGAATAGTTCCTGATGTCATATGGAATATGTAAGTTCCATCTAAGTTGTAATACTCTGCAATTAAATCTCCATCACCATTGGAGTTAGCCCAAGAACCATTGTATTGGTCTGTATAAGCAGAAGCATATGCGTTACCTACACCAAGAATGTTTGTTTGGTAAGCATCTTTTTCTCTTTTCATAATCTTATCTTTTGCTTCAGGATAAGTTCTAGCTAATGCTTCTTTTGGAACTCTACGAATAATTGCCATTTCTTTTGGTTGTTGGTCTGCACCAAAGTAACCAGGAAAACAGTTATATGGGTCACGAAGTTCAGCTATAGGATATGGTGTTCCATTAGCATCTTTCTTTTCTCTAATAACCCATACAGCAAAACCATAACCAGGTAGCCATCTACCTACTTGTGGCATTTGTAAATCTAATTTTTGTACCTCATCATAAGCATTAACAATACGACCAATTTTTTCTGCTTTCATTCTTGCTCTATCAGAATCTTTACCATTAGGTACATCTACTTTGAGGTTTGGAATACGACCAATCTTTTGTGCTAAGTGTTCAAGTCCTGACATCATTAAGTTAGGAACAGGAATTTGCCAATCTTGGAAACCTTTAAGTTGGTCACCAAGTAACGCCATAATACCATCAGGTCCACCATTCATAATTGCACGAATACGACCTCTAGTTGTATATGAACTATTGTTATCAAAGTGCAACTGTGTAATAGCGTATTGTATTTCTTCTGGTGTCATCTTATCCCCAAGGGCTTTCGTTCATATCGCTTATGTTCCATTCTCCAAAACTAGGTTTATAATCTAATCCTACCTCAGCTAATCGTTCTTTTCCTAATCTTCTTATAACTTTTAGTGGAAACCAACTAGCCATAACGACAACTGATTTATAACTTTTCGCCTTACTTGCTTTACTAGCAGCAGATGAAAAATAAATTAGTTGCCTACGATATATATTACTCTTAGTTTCGCTTTCTGTGTCACCATATGGCAAATTAATTAACTTCTGCTCAAACAACTGTTGCATACTTCCAACACCATAGATTGGGTCATATTTGTTTTTTTTGTGTCTGATGTCCTTCTAAATGTATACCGAATCTTGCACAGTAATCTTTTATATCTTTATCTTGTCGTATAG